ATCTTGGTTCCATCGTTGTTGAATGCTATTCCTGTTGGTTGTGTATCTTCTGAAGTAACAGATTTCGTTACCTGAACTGCTGATAACGTTGATAAATCGTATGCAGTACTCAAATTATATTCATGGATGGAATCATTCTGGAAACCAACCATAAAAATCTTGGTTCCATCGTTATTGAAAGTAATGTCATATGGGAACGTATCTTCTGAAGCTACAGATTTAGTTACCTGCACCGCTGAGATACTGTTTAAATCAAATGCAGTACTCAAATTATATTCATGGATGGCGCCACTCACTTCTCCACACATGAATATCTTTGTACCATTATCGTTAAATGCTATTCCACTTGGAGTATTATCTTCTGAATTAACAGATTTAGTCACCTGAACCGCTGATAAACCGTTCAAATCATATGGAGTACCTAAACCATTAGCACCAACCAAAAACAATTTAGATCCATCATTATTAAAAATTATTCCACTTGGAGCAGTATCTTCAGAAGCGATGGATTTAGTCACCTGAACAGAAGATAATGTTGATAGATCGTATGCGGTACTCAGATTGTATTCATAGATAGAATCGTTCTGGCTACCAACCATAAATATCTTAGTACCGTCACCATTGAATATAATCCCTTCAGGAACCGTATCTTCTGCTGTGATAGATTTCGTCACCTGAACCGCTGAAAGATTTTCTAGATCGTATCCAAAAATAGCAGTGCCGCCAGAAACAGGAGAACCTACCGCACCAGCGCTGGTAACATCATAAATACCACCAGAATTTGCACCGAACAATTCACCAACCCCAGACAAAGTGACGTACTCAATCAAAGTTTCAACATTGCCAATCATCCCAGTCGCATGTTCGGTGTATCCACGACGCATGATCACACGGTCAGTAGAAGGGAACCAATTGTCCAATTTTACAGCATTTTCAATCGGCATGTCAGATAATGCGTTGCGAGTATCCCACCCACCAGTTGGCGATTGGATAGCAACAGATGAATTTGTTCTTCGACTTCCAATCGTTCGCATTGTCGATATCCTTATTTTAATAACGGTATTTTGGTAATTTAATTATGTTCTACTTACTAAAACACTTTCCCATTGTCTATGGCGTTCAGAAATTAAAATCACATGTACTATATTTGCAACTTCATCAATATCATATACAACAATATAATTATCAAATGTGAAAAAATTAACACCATTGAAAATTGTACCAGTGTTAGGAAAAGAACTTAAAATATTAACTGTTCTTTCTTTTAAAGAAATAGCAAACTTTATGGCATTTTCTGGACTGTTTTGAAAGATATATTCAATGATTTCATCAAAATCATCATCTGCTGACTTTGTAAACCGAACTTTATATTTCATTCAGAACATCTTTTCAATCATAGCTATTTTTTTATCAAAATAATCTGCATCAGCAAGAAATGTCTCACCAGTAGCTATTTGTTTTCGTCCTAATTCCAAACGCTCAAGAAAAATTTTTTTATCCATTATAGTTAACTTTTTCAAATTATCATCAAATTTACTCACTTCATCTGTATATGAAATCTGTTTCTCTGAAATATGACCTAATAAAAATCCCAACTTAGATTCTTCTATAGTTTCCAACCTCTTTGCAATCTTGGAAGAAAATTCTCGGTCCACTCTCATGATATAAGACTCCACATTAAAATAATCTGTCGTACTTAATTACTTCTAAAAATCACCACCATATGAAGCACGAGAGGCTTTTGGTGCGCCATCAAAATGTCTTGTATTTTGAGAAAACAAATCCCCTGTGACAGCAATGTTATCAGTCGATGCATCATTATCAATCAACCTAGTAATCATTTCTTTTGCTTCAAAAGCTGACGCACTAGTCGGTTCACCCTCTAAGCTCAACCATTCATATTTCACAACAGATATGATCAACTCTGAATCCAAACGGGGTGTATCATCATCTGAAGACATAGCAGACAAGCCATTCCCTGTTAAATCTTCACACCAAAATTTGCTGATATACTCAAAGGCCAAAGATGCGCCTGAATCAAAAATTGGCTGTGTTAAAACGGAACCACCTCGAAATATAAATTTCTTATTTTGACTAGAAAAAGTTTGAACTTTTAACCCGTTCCATTCTACTGCGGATACCGGACCACTCAATAAATTATTACTAGATCTGTCCCAAAAAGTTTCTGGAACAAACCGATCAAAATCGTTAGGCATGTCAATAAAAGGTATTAGAATTTCAGAACCATTCGCTGAAAAAGCATGTTCAACCCTTAAAATATTCCAATTATAAATCCTCATTAACCGTGTTCCAACTTTGTTTACGAGTCTCAATATCTTTTGTGCTTCTGGATCGGAATTCTGAACAATGTTTTCGAATCTCGGCCCATTTGTTTCATCTGCAACAGCTACTGCTATCTCCAATAACGTTGCCATTTTAAATTACCTTAACATATATCGTTGTTGAATGATCACCTGTACAATTACTACAAGCGATTGGGCTATCAAACCAACCTTTCGGAATCCATCCATCTTTAAAATCCATCATCTCAACAACACCTTTTGGGCCATTTCGATAGCCCGTTGTCGGACCATCAGAGGCCATAAACCCTTTAGCAACACGATTTCTCATAGGAAGTGGTGGAGGAGCTATAGATTTTACCATTCGTTTGCCTTTCAAAATATTCGTGCATAGATCTGGTGACGTGAGTTACTTCAAAAAATCTATGCTCAATTAAACTAGATAAAAACCCGCTACCTTTTATCAAAATCCCCTTCGGTAATCCACGTGAAAGCTCTGCAAGAAATTCAGCCTGCATAATAAATTGTGAACACGTAATATATTCTACACCACCACATCTAACCCATATTTTAGATAGCGAATCATTTTTATAAATATGAGTATCAGCAACGCCAAAACAGGACTGACAACCATAAAAAGTAACATGTTTATAACCACTTTCAGCTGCAACCATCGGAGCAGTTGCAGTTGCTGTTGTACTATATTTAACGTCATTTACACCAAGCCAAACGATTTCGTTAACTTTATCACCAAGATAATCAAAAATATCTTGGTGAACCGTATCAGCTAAAATAGCTTTATGTACATTTTTAACCAACGGTACTAATAAATGAGAAGGATCAATAGCATAAAAAATAGCATTGATTCCAACCGATCTACACCAATCATATGCCCCGTTAATAGCCCATATTTCACCATCAAAACATTTCAATTCGTCAATAAAATTTCCGATATCTGGGCTACCACCAACTACTGCAAGGTGGGGTTCTACCATACGTTTTCCAACTTTCTGAATACCTCTACATCTATTTACTTTTTTATTTTCACAAATTTGTTCATCTGATACGTTGTTTAAAGCTTTAAATGTTATTTGATTATTCACCAAAAACTAACCGCCAATCAGACCTTTTGAAGTCAATTCATCAATTAATTCGTTAACAACAGAAACCGTCGTACCCAGTGTGGCAGCAGATGCCAAATTTGTAAGCGTGACTTTTACAGATGGCGTACCACCAAAAAAAGCAACTTTCTCACCAGTCTGACCAAGACAAGTTCCATCAGGATTCCCATCACCTATAAATTCAACAGCCATCTTGTATTTTCCCTTTTAATATTAATAATTAAGCAGTGCCAGATAATCTCACAGCTTGCCGTTGATCAATAGTCTTAACGCCATATAAAATATCAAGTCTCCACTTGGAAACATCATTAGTCCCATCATAGACGGGAATCACACGAACGTTACATCCCTTATACGATTGTCGTGAGACATCAACAGCACCAGGAGGAGCAACCAAAGGTACCATAACTAGGGCAAAAGCATTCTTGCAAAATATCATATTTTGAGCATAACCAGTAGATGCCGTTCCTTTTACAACAATTGCTTTCCCATCTGCAATATCTTCCGAAACAGTTTGATGAGCACCCGAAGATATCGCTGCTGGAGTCATGGTAAGAGTCATGTCACCAGTCGTATCACTAATGGTTGTTACAACAGCAAACTGCTTCAAATGCGGCAATGTGGCTTTGGTAACAGGATTGACATCATACACGTCGGCGATAGTGAACGTATCGCCAGCATTCAATGTAACAGCCCCAGAAGTCCAGCCATCTGTTATGAGAGTCTGCGTATTTGTATCCTTAGTGGCAGCATAAGTTGTAGCCTGAGATGATCCATTGGTTAACGGTGTACCAGCATGAGCACCTACAACATGTGTTGGAACATTTTGTGTCATGAAGGTATCAACCCCGCCGATCATACCCAAAGCACCCTTCTTGTAAGCTTCTCCAACAAGCTTATCATTTAAAAGAGTCGTTTGTGCTCCAACTAAGCCCCAATGATCTGAAGGGGACAATGTTGCACATCGGTTGTCTTGCGGAACAGCTGCCAAGTCAAGAGCTTCTGGACCTTTTGCAAAATCGGTATTACTGTTAATCGTCTGCCCTGGTGTACCTACCCATTTTGCAATATCTTTATACAAACTTTGCAAATCACTATCGACTTGATTTGCAAGTTGAATCATAGCAGGTTTAATAACACGTGTAGATAATTCTTTAATATTTAATGTCAGTTCTTGCGATGTGAACTCAAAATCAATTCCTTTTCGTTTATCGACACTCAATAAAAATTTTCCTTCAGTCGTGGCCTGAACATTCATGACGGCACCATCACGAACAATAAAATCCATTGGACGTTTCACCGATATGGAATTGCCACGCTCATACCCATTGATACTTTTATTGAACTCTTCTTCATAGCCTCGAAAAACTTGCTTCCCCATTACCAAATGATTATCAAGTTGTAGAATTGCTTCTTTTGCTATCACACTAGCGGTTAAAGTGGTATTTGCCATTGAATGAAATCCTTATTTTTTTAAATTGCGCCACTTGGCATATTCAGCCATTGACATTTTATTCAAATCTTTTGTTCCAGATCCAGAATTACCTTTGATTTTTGAAGCCTTTATCGGTGTTTTAACTTGTTTTATCTTTTGTCCACCCTTTACCCTAGTTTGCATGTCATCGTAAAGCATAGCTTTATAAGCCATGTCTGCTACTAAGGGACTCAACGGCCAATTTTCAGCATCTGATTTATTCATACCCTGTGAAATAACATATTTAACCAATAAAGGGGCTTTCTCAGTGGAAAAATCTTTATATTTTCGATCAAGAATAGCCACTCCTTCATTCCGAAGGCGTTTATCTTCTTCTTCTTTCGCAACAAATAATTGTTGTTCCTGCTCACCAACTTGAACAACAATTGATTGAAATTCTGCTTGTTTTCTACCTATCGTATCTGAAACTTGTCTGGCTTGGTCAGGGTTAGATTGCCATAATGAATTCAAATCTACTTGAGAAAGTTGGTTAATCTCATCTTTTAATCTTAAACCAAGAGAATAAGTATTTAATGCCGTATCATTAAGATTTGAAAAACTTTGTAAAGTTTTTTCTCTCAACCCCAATGAAGTTTTAATATTTTTAATTTGTTTTTCACTTTCAAAACTGCTATTATTAACATTATCAGAAAATTCTTGAATCTTATTTGCAACATCTTCTGTGATAGAATCAAAAGGAATCGATATTTTATTATCACCGAAAATTAGTTCTCGCATTTTAGATGCTTCTTCAACTGTTGAATCTTCTTCAACTGTTGAATCTTCTTCAACTGTTGAATCTTCTTCAACTGTTGAATCTTCTTCAACTTCTGTATCATCATTAGCAAGATGATTATCTATAACTTCTTGATCAACTTCAATCTCAACAGGTCCATCAACTTCTGATAATTCAGACATTTTAATCCTTTGTTTATCTATATTTTAATAAAGCATTAATGTTAATATCGCTTCTTCGTCATCACGCAAATTAATAGTCAAACACCATTGAAAAAGAATAGTCAAAATATATTCACTGTCCGGTTTTGGCGTTGAGACTTCGATCACTACATCCCTACTATCAATTAACTTCTTTATTTCAGCAGGTGTGCGTCTGCTTTTAGATAAAATTTTGACAGTTTTCTTAACTTGCTCAACATTTCGTATTGTTTTTTTCGTTATTTTACGTATTTCTTTAATAGTTGAAATATCTTTAATGCTATGTTCTACTTTCTCATACAACCATTCCGGCGGTCTTATATTTATTAGATCATTAGATTTCTTTCTACTTTTAAAAAAAATCAGAAATCCTGGACCCATTGGCTCATCAAGAGAAATAAAATTACCCACTACGGATAATGCCTATATCCCAAGACTCGGATAGTAAATTCCGTTAATCCGGTCAAATCATCAGATACCGTTGATTGTAATTTATCCAAAGTTCCCCTACCAATACGAAGACCACCAGGAATCAGTTCGTGTATGGGGACTACAACAGTCTGAGCATCATCATTACCCGTCCATTTGGTTAATTCAAAACTGGTAGCACCATCACCATACGGGTGTCCAAAAATCGACTGAGCGATCATTTGACCACCTGTTTTTGCAGAGTCAAATATTTTTGATTCTTCCCCATTTTCAATAATAGAAAGATTATAACCATTTGGCAGCGGAGAAACATTTCCAAAATTATTATGAAAAACTAAATTGTCTGCTATAATTACCACAATAGCCATAATATACAAATCATAATCATTATGGGAAGAAATGTAGAAATTCTTAACATCAATTGAACCATTCACATTTTGATTAGTATCACCTAATCCGGCACCATTTGACCCCAACAATTTATTATAGTAACGATGGCGACTTGTCGTTCCAACAGGAGGCACTGGGCCTATGATTCTAGAAACACAAAGGGCATTTTGTGGCGTTACGCATGCTTTATAATCAGAACCAGAACCATCTTGAATAACAGAATTTACCATTGTTCATAACCTCAACTATTTACTCAAAATGAAATCCTATTGTTGCCTCAATTGCTAAACCACCTGTTAAAGCTTGAAGTGTAAACACTGTGTTTTGTGTTAATCTTATACCACCAGGAATTCTTTCAATACTATCAACATTAGCGAGCACATGGACACGATCCAAATGATCACCAATATCTAAACCTGTAATATCAGGATCTTCATAAAAAATACCAAGTGCTGCATTCCCCGACGATAAATTTAAATTAACAGGAATTAAAGCAGTAGGTGAACCTCCAGGTTCTCCTACCTGATTAACAAAAAAATCAATTTTTTCATTGCTAGCACAATAAACACGATACCAATCAATTACCAAGGTCGTATCAGTTGAAGTATTCTTCATGTAGAAAAAAATATTATTTGCAGCTGCGGGAGTGACATCTGCAAAAACTGAATATGATAACCCATTTCGGTTAGAATAATAAATTCTTTCAGCCGTCCTAGCTGATACATCCAATCTTCCTTTATCGGAATCTTCAGTCACATTAGCTCGAAGTCCAGTACCACCACCATCTACAATCTCAAACGGCATTTAATTTATTCCTTTGATCAAAATATCAATAATGTTCAATTTATCTTATTCATAATGAATAAAACACTCGAATACAATACTCCAGACAATTGATCTCCGGTATATGAAATATTTAATGTATGTCCTGGTGGGATAATCAAAACCCCTTCGGTTTCCCAAACAGCTACTCGACCATTTGAATCAGGGTGACAACGTTCAATTTCCTTTGGTATACCATCCAAAGTAGACCCATTAATATTGATTAACGTTGAAGATATTTTCGCACTACCAGCTGTGGTATTAACTGAATTTGCTGTTGATCCACCAGAAACATAATTTTCCCCAAATGTAATCGAAAAATAATTATCCGAATTTGGTAAAGCAGAACCACCAGAACTGTCGAGGATTTCCATCCTTATCCTCATCGGCATCATGTCAAGATTATTAGAATCTGTATTCTCGATATGAATAATACTGACAGTTCCATCTATGGCTATTGCAGTACCAATAGCCTGGTAAGCATTAGACTTAGTATGAGCAACTAAATGTTGAAAACTTGTCGTTATAGCATCTACTTTTAACCGATTTGCACTATCAACAGCTGCTCTAAATCCTTTGCCTGTACCGTCTACTATAGACTCTGACATTATTCGACCTCATTATCAGAAATTTCAAATTCAGTTAACATCGCCATATGAGCATTAAGTTTTTTAAGTTGTATCAAAATATTTTTCAAAAACTCTACAGATGATAAATCACTAACTGGTATAGGGTTAGACGCCGAAATCAAATCTGCGTCCCCATCATCTCCTATTGCCGTTTTATAAATCGGGTAATGAATATTATCAACTACATCAGTAGCAACATCCACTCCTCCTTCTGAAGGTCTTACTTTTATATTATCCGCCATCATACAACTCGTTGACAGACTCAACACCGATGATAGACCCATTTATATCTCTTACAACTCTTTTAGGAGCAGAAATCATTCTCATTGCCTCAACCATTGCCGAATCCATACTATCTTCTGAATTATTTTCACTAAGGGGAGAATCATCTTTTTTATTTATAATTACTTTAGCAAGCTCAACTTGTCTATCTCGTTCATTTTGATCAGCTTCAAAAGTCTGTTTATCAGATTCTATAGACCTATCATGAGCCTGTTTATCGGACTCTATAGACCTATCATATGCCCATTGTTCCTCTTGAGGCAACTTCGTTTTTGAGACAGATTCAGCCTGTTTAATCTGCAATTCAGCCTGTTTAATCTGCAATTCACCTTGCTTTATCTGCAATTCAGCCTGTTTAATTCCAGATTCAGATTGTATTTTTTGTATATCTACTTGTTTATCAGTTTTTAAATTTTCATTTTCTTGCTGAATTTTCTGAAACTCTTGAGCAAATTGTTGTTCCTTTTGATCCATCTCTTGTTTAAATTGTTGGAATTGTTGCTGAAGAGCTAAAGCTTCAGGATTATCAGATTCAGTGAATTCTTCTTTCTCAGATTCTTGAATTTCAGGAGGTAATAATTTATGCAAACGTTTTGAAACTTTATCTGCTCCGACAAAATCCATATGGTTTAGCAGAACATCACCTAGATAAGCCGCTGCGTCTGGAACTTGGCGCATTATCTCAATCAGAGTTTCACGTGTTTCTTCTCGCTGAGTACTAAAAGATGGGCCAGAAGACACCGTAACATCATACTTACCTACAGAAAGGTCGTATAATTTATCACTTCGTTGTGAATCTTTACTCTGAGATAACTTAACAATATTTTCTTTTTGATCTGCTCCTAAAATTCTAATGCTTTCACGTTCACTGTATATGTGTGGGATAATTTCAACAAGAATCTGACCACAATAACGAATCGCACGGGATAAATTGTCTATAAAATGATAATTTGAAACATCTCCTTGTCTTTCTCGTGCAAGGATAGCTTTCCCACTCGTTTCATTACTTCGAGCACCAATACTAGAATCAAAAATCCCAGTAATGCTCTTCATATCATCCGAGGCGTTTAGAGCCTCTTGAAGTGCTCCAGCTGGCACTCCAGCAAACATCTGTCTTTCAGGCCGTAAATTACCTTCATACTCAAGGTAGGCATGTGATCGTGTATTTGCTGAGGCCCATTTAGATTCATGCCCACTAGGTACAAAACCTTTTGGACCAACCCATGGGGCCTTAGGAGCCAACGCAACAAGCTCTGTAGTAGCACTACGCCAAAAATTATACATTTGTTGACTATCTTTTACATCACGGATAAGTGAACGAAAATTTCGTCGTCCGTCAATAAATATCTCATCACCCCAAACTGGACAAATTGGTATATTTTGCCCAGGCCAATCTTTTACCTCTTCCAATTCTTCAACACCATTGAGTAAATGTTTTGTAACTTTATAATATTCAACTTCACGCTCATTTACAATTTCAGCACCAACAGCAGCGATAAACGCTTTTACTACATCCGTATCATTTTTGTCAGTTTCCATTCCACCAGCTTGAAAAAACTGTCTAGACACTCTAGGTAAATCATCTTGAGTAATATTTTGAACTTGAACTTTACCTGTTTGCAAATCATGATATCTAAATTGTAATAATTTTCGACTTTTTCTTTCACGTTTAAAATATTCAGCCACTCGAATTTCATCATTGCTGGATATCCAATGATCACTTGAAACATCCCGGCTATCTGATTCAAACGGGGTTGTTGATGCATCTGGAAAACGGTACTCAAATTCTTCTTTACTTAGCATATCTGAAATAAAAGCATAATCCCAATCGGACGCATCAAATTCAGTAGATGTCGTGTCGTAATGAACAGTTAAAGCATTAGGGATACGCTTTATCCTAGCTTCCAAATCAAATGTTTCATTATGAGCATAATCAATATCAATTCGGAAAAACCCCATTCCGCCCGTGACCGCATTATCAATGGCTGTACTGTACGCAACTCCAGCAGAGGACTGTCGTTCAATAGATCTGATAAGGCCGCCAATCACTTCTGCCGTATCCTCATCAGCCCCATTATCTACGGGGGAAACTTTAATAGCTGGTTTATTTTGACGGGATTCGTTTACAATTGATCTAATGAGGGATGGTAACTTATTGATAACAAGATGTGGTCTCCCTTCTTGGACACGTTGCTTTTTAACTGCGTCGGGCCATTGTTCACCCATACGAGCAAATACCGTATCAGAATAATAATCGTCCCGATTATGGTCACTTCCTTCTTGCGAAGCTTCAAATTTTTTCAACGCATCTTTTACAAGATCATCACTCATAAATCACCAATTAATTTCAACCCAACCAACCAGCTGCTTGAGTAGGATAAAAATTGCTCTCCGGTTTGCTTTTAGGTGTTGTTAATTCTCGAAATAATTCAGAAAAACACCATATTAATGCTTCTGCACGATCAGGAGATTTATCTTTACTACCTTCCCAACCCCAACTCGTAAATTTGCAAAGTTGATCTTCAATTTCGAGGAAACTCCCAACATGATGAACTTTTCCAGTCGCATAGAGAGCACTGATAGGTTCAGCCCTAACATGCTTTCCTCTGGTTGCCCTAACTTCTATAATTCTAACATCACGGCGTACAGATTCAAGCGTATGACGGCACATATCACCACCTTGATTAATCTCTATAACTATCGCGTCTGCATCATATTTATCGTATAAATTAATCGCTCTCGTTGCCCAATCATGAGGTGAGCCGCTTCTACTGGCATCTTCTAAAACATAACCTTTTTTATCCGAACCTAACGCACAACAGACTATACCATGCTCATCACTTGTAATGGTATCACTAATTGCCGGATCAATACCAATTAAAGTACGTTCTCTACCTACATGCATCTCATCAATACGGCAGGCATGGATTATTTCACGTGACCAAATAGCACCAACTGCCTGTGGTTCATATTCTCCATCCCAAATATGATAATAACGATCGGGATCATATTCAAAATCATGCAATCTATCTTCTTCAAGCTCTTTTGGAAAATATTTATTATCGTTATAGTTAATTTTTGCAATTATTGCATTTTTAGGCGGTTTTAACCCACGAAAAAACTTATCAATCGGGTCACTTGCACTCCGGGGGTTCCATGTGAACCACATTTCAGAGCCAGGAGCACGAATGGTCGGTCGTAACATCTCTAAGCTCTTCATTGAAAGTGTTTGCGCTTCTTCGACCCATGCTACCTGTATATTCTCTAGGCTTTTTATTGATTCTGCGGTATGATCCTGCATACCTTGGAACAAAATAACCCCGTTTCCAGGCGTTTTTATACAGTCATTGAGGATTCTAAATAAATGCCCAAAACCCATCAGTTGAATTTTATCTTCCAACAATCTTTTTGCAGACTGTGTGAGATTCTTTTGAATTTCTCGTATACAAAGAGCACGAAAACCACGGTTTGCCACCGCATTGGCTATTAAAAATTCAGCCATAGCGTGTGATTTTGCCGAACCTCTCCCACCAAAAAGAGCTTTATACCTAGAGGGTCTCATAAATTGATCTAAAAGAGGTGAAGCAGAACCAACTACATATGAATCATTCATTCACAGGGCTACCCCACATCACAACACTACTATCATTTGTCCCAGAATTAATTTGTTTAAATTCTCCATTAAAACCATCAGATTCTACATGTTTGCTGATTATTAATAAAGCCTTGGCAGCACCTGCCGAATCAAATTTATAAACTCCGGTATTTTCACCCATTAAATTTTTAATTGGCGTATCTGCCATTGATTTATTGTACAATAATACTGCCTTATCAATTACCCATTGCACATTTATCTTTCTTCTTTCACGACTTTCTTTTGCTAATTCAGTCATATAAAAAACTGTGTTAAATTGTCTTAACAAATTATAGCTTTGTTCATTTGCGTCTACAAGCGGATATCCAGCTTTCAATGCAGCTTTTTTTGCATTGAAAGAAATATTATATTCTTCACAAAAAGCAATTTCAATTTGAGTCGGCAATGCAAAACCTCGTCTAATCATTTCTTGTTGGATAGAATTATATTCCATAATATTAATACCTAAAATTCTAAGTTAAGAAGGCAGCATTAAACGAAGGAGAATGAACATTATACTGGCAAAAGAGATACCTATAGCAATAACCCACTTGATAAGTTCAATTTTTAGTTTCAAAATATCCATTTTAGTGGCGACATTTGTTGATTCAAAAACTTCGCACAATGCTTTAGTTTGAGCCCTAGCTTGTTCTGGTTGAATTCCAGACGCTATTAATGTCTCAAAATATTCAAGGCTGTTAAATGTTAACATTTAATCACTATTAAGAATATGGAGGAACATAACATCTCTCAATTTCAACAGGTCTCATCTTTTTGTACTTTTCAATATTATGAATAGCCCAATATTTTCTTTTATTTATTTGACACTCCAACCCTAATTTAAATTGTTTCATTGTTTTATTAATTATCATTACAGAAGGTATTTTAGCTGAACCATGCCTAGAATTAACACTAATTTTCAGATGATTTTGAATATCAATACCTCTTACAATATCTTTGGCGAATATTCCTTTTTTAGAGTCAATCAATGATTCAATTATTTCATCTATTGAATCATCAGTAATTGATGCATTAAAAGATAATCTATGGGAATCCAAAAGTTCTTCTAATCCAGAGTCAGGCCACCATTGCTCACCATTAATATAAGCATTCCAAGCTTCAGACCATGCAGAGTTTACAATTTGTTCATCTGGCATTTTTATATTCTTGATATCAAGGGGCCAATATCGCCTGTTTCCCGTATAGTCCTTTAAAAAATTCCGTTCATTAGTTGATCCTACAAATATAGTTCTCCGATGGAACCGCTCGGTTACTCTTCCAAATGGCGGACGTAATACGTCTTCTGACTCAGAAAGAAATGCTTTAATTCTAGCATTGTCGCTCTTGCAAAAACTACTATCGACTTCTCCAATTTCATTTATCCAATACATCATACATTTTAAAACTGAATCTTTGTCTGAAGGGTCTAAAAACTGACCATCTTTAAAATAAATTTGCAATTGTTCTGGTAACATGTTTTTAAAAAACTTAGTCTTTTCAATACCTTGTTTCCCTACCAGGATCATCATGTATTCAAATTTTGCTTTGGCTTCTTCATTAGTCGTGCATGATGCATGGTCAGCAGCAGCACACGCACCAATCATGAACATTCTGAAAATTTTATTTCTAATATTTTTACTATCAGGTTCTACACAAAGTGAATTAGCTAATGATTGTATGCAACTACCACTAGAAGAAGGTAGATTTTTTAAATATTCAACAACTGGGTTTATGGCTTTTTCGTAACCAATAGCAATGGTTTGATTAACAACATTTACTGCTGGCAATCTGTTTAATATTGCAAGATTGATAATTGTTTCGACGTTGACAGTATGCAATCCATCCATAATGTCGAGTCCAGGAATATTAATAACCTGATTTTTTGTTATTTGATTGTAGTTAGACGTTATTTTGTACTTGCGAAACATATATTTAAGATTACTTATTACACCGAGCAATGCTGAATTTTGATTACCGGGTTTTCTTCGGTGTGGGAAATTTGCAGGATGAATTGCAATCGATATGTCAGTTTTCGATTTTACACGAGGTAGTGGTGGTGGTGGTGGATCGTGTAATTCTATTTGCATGCAAAATATCCACTTCAAATTATATATAAAATTATGTTCAAGGCTAACATTATTCGGTTTACAGTGTCAATTTATAATTTCATAGTGTTCAATCTTCGGAATTTCGGTAATCGAATTAATGCATTAACATGTTTGACTACTGCATTAATCGAATTAATGGTTAATTAATAATGATTATGCTGTCTACTTTTAGTTGTATTTCTGCGGTTTTAATATGAAAAATAGAATTTCAATTGGGTGTGCCTCAGCTATGCCTCACATAAAATTTTCAATGTGAGGCAGCATAATGCTTTTAAATTTATGCATTTACATTCCTATGCCTCACATGCCTCACATAAAATGGGTAATTCTCTATATATGTAAATTTCACCATTTTGTTCATTATTATATTAACATTATATTTTTGTTATTTATATGCTTTTTTCTTCTCACACATAGTTATCATTTTATGTGAGGCATGTGAGGCATAGGAATGTAAATGCATAAATTTAAAAGCATTATGCTGCCTCACATAAAATTTTCAATGTGAGGCATAGCTGAGGCATATGAGGCATGTGAGAAGTTCAGAAAGTTCAGAAAGTTCAGAAAGTTCAGAAAGTTCAGAAAGTTCATTGACAAACAAGTGCTGATTTTTTATAGTGATGATCATCAACAAAAATAAGGATATCAAACGATATGAAAAAAATAAAAAAGGCTTTTACTAGCAGAGTTGATATTGAAATTGCTGAAGAATTTAATAATATAGCTAAAAAACTAGGAAAAAAACCGACTCAATTAATTCGTGAATTTATTATAGGCATTGTGGAAAATAGAGTTAAAATAACCCATCATGAAAGCACAAATTTAGAAGTTCATAATAATATATACACTTAGCAGCATGAAGGAACCAACATGAAAGGAATTGCAGAGATAAAATCAACAGGTTTAGGGTGTTTTCCGTGCTATCAACGTAAAAATCCAATGATAGATAAATGGAAAGAAAATGCATTTTTACCCGAGGATAAGTTACCAAAGTCAAACATTTGGGGTTTGTTAGTACCCCCTCGAATTTTGATAATTGATTTAGATCTGTATAAAACCAATGTAAAACTGAACAGGAAGATTACACGTGAAGATGCTGATAAAGCTTTAAATTGCAAGCTACCGTGGGACCAGTCGTTAATCCAAAACACACAGAGTGGTGGCGAACACCATGCATTTCTTGTTGATTCTGTTGATTATCCAGAAAATATGAAACAGCAAAATGGTACGTTGCTTGAAGGTTTGGATACCAAAGTAGCTGGGAAGGGATATATTTGTTTTGGGGAAAATTATACTGAGATGGGATCAGGGATTATAGGATTGAGTAACCCTGATGGGTTTCCACGGCTCCCAGATGCTGCGTATGACGTTCTGAAGCGTGATAAGCATCAACATGACCTACCACCACCTGTTCCAACCATGAAAGCCGAGCGTGACAACCATGAACATCCACCTTCAATCAGAAATACCGATTTAGACAATAGTTGGATCAAGGAAGCGTTAGCCAAGATTCCTCCCAATTGCAGTTGGGAGGATTGGCGTAACGTTGGCTTTGCTTTAAAAAATGGATTTGGTAATGATCCTGAAGGATTTGAACTTTGGGATCAGTGGAGCAGAGGTGATTTTCACGGTAATGATATCCCAGAAAAATATATAGAGCAAGATATGTTTAAAATATGGGATAAATTTAAGCAGTATGTTCCAGGTGGAATAACGATATACAGTATTTTTCGCACTGCTAAGATGAATAGATTTAGACCCATGAAAATGGATGCAATATGTGAAGTACTTGGCAAGTGCGAACAAGTAGATCAATCTAAACATCCAGGAAATGTTATTATTCATGTTGATAAGATTCCACCGTGGCAAATTGCAGACCGTCCGACCGAAGGAAAGAAAAAAACTAGGTTTT